TACAAAGGAGGATTTTAATGAATGATAACTTGTTTAGAACGCTTCTAAAGAGATACGAAGCTGAGATAGAAGATGCATTATATAAACTAAAATGTATCGAAGACCATAACCTAGTGATACCAGAACACGTAGACATTACAGGTGAGGTCGACACTTTGCTGAGTAAAATAGGTAAAGCTGAGGAAAAGTTGTCCGTAATGAGGAAATATTATGGCAAAAAAGAGGCAAAGACAGCACTATAAGAGATATTACAGATAAATTAGGTGTGCTTAAAAAAAACATGAAAAATTTTTGTCTTTTTGTCAGAATGAACTAAAAGTGTTGGTATTACTAGCTAAAGTGGTGACAAAAACTATGACAGAAATTATTTTAGTGACATAAATTTATGTCATATTTAGACATCAGTGGTGCCTTCGCGCGCGCGTAAGTGTCATTTTTGATAGGTAATTTATCTGGTATATCTCTTATAGGGGTGATAAAAGAGGCCATGCCTAGGAAAAGACGAAAACGAATCGCAACTGATGTATCTCCCGATATACCTTATCCGAGAGTTCGAGTGGAGTG